CTTGAACACTTTCTGGATTATATCGACCAAACTCTGGTGTAAAGTTAGCCTTAACCAAATCCAATTTATTCATTTCAAACAATCTGTCACGAGAAGGAAAACCCATCATTATTACTTCTAATGGTATACCAGTTTTACGAATAATACGTGTTATATCTTTTCTTTCAGATCTATCAAACTTATAAAACGCTAACGATAAATCTTGCATATTCTTAAAACCACCAATTAAAATACAGTACTGAAACATTCGCTGACACATATCATGTATACGTTTATTAATACCCATATTATCATATGCTAAACCTATACTAGCAATTGCATAATCAGCCAATGTAAGTCTTGGATTATTACCCCAAGCCAACTTAACATAAAAGTCATCAATTGACTTATAAGGTAACACATCTGGCAACCAATTAGGAAAATCATCTGGACGTTTAATAAAAAATCTTTTAAGAAAAACACATCCACGAACTTTCAATCCACCATAATAATCAGGCACACTTAAAAAAGGGATATCCTCCCTTAAATTTCGAATCAACATACCAAACACATCATTAACAAATTTAGAGAAACCTGTTTCATTAACAATATCATTAATTTCTCTACCAACACCAGGCATATGATCATCTCCATAACAAGGAAATTGAATACGCCCAGCTTGAAATGCTGCTTCTATTTGGGCAGATCTATGTGGGAATTTACTCATAACCCATTCAACATAAGTCCACCATAATAATCCTACAATCCATGAATTACCATGTGATGTTTCAAAAGCACCTGAAGGCATAACTCCAAACATCACTTTCCAAACACGAGCAAATACATGAACTAACTTCACCGATAAATTCTCAGTCGCTAATTGTAACATAAACAAAAACAACGAATAATCAGGAGACTTAGGATCAACATAAACAGCAGCATGAGTTTCATACAATTCTAACAAAACTCGATGTATAGTAGTATCTAAACTCTTAAAATCACCGTCACCATATACCATGGTAGGATCATTATACCGCATCTGATTTGCAAACAATTGAGCTCCACCATAAAAATATTTCATACCTATTTTTATCATTTTTCCTCTCTCAATCATTTGACAATCTTTCATAGTATAATAAGCAAACAAATACTGCATTAAATTAGGGATAAAA